CTAACCACAAGCCATTTGAGGCTCGTCATGGCTGAGCTCGACCTCTTCGCAGTCAGTTGCCCTGCATGCCTTTTCACGCAGGAGTCTCTTCTTCTCGGCTTCTACGAACCGCGTCAGAATCTGCTTCATTAAAGGCTGGTAGCCAAGACCATGGATCTTGGCAACGTCTTTCAGATCATCAAGCAATGTCTGCGGCATGCGTATAGAGATGGTCTTGAGCCCGACCGCCTCGTCCAGCGCACTCATATCAATCGGCGCCCTTACCGCATGCTTCGGATCCTCGCCCAGTAGGCCACTTTCCCATGCTTCTTCAGTACCGTTGATTTTTTTACTCATTCCCCATTACTCCATTTTTGCGGCGTCTTACTGTTTATTTCTCACCGAAGAACAATGCCTGTACTGCATCGTTTGCTTCATACGCCGACTTTAAAAAGATGCGTCCATCTTCATACCAAACAAAAAGCACTTTCAGCATGCGCCCCTTGTCTGTCTCAGCAACAAACCACCTTGTTGGCGGATCTGTCGCGTGCTCTTCGCGGTCATCAATCATTGGGTCATATGATACGTCCCAGTTGGCGAAGCACTGGATTACCTCATCTATTGAGACTCCGTGTTTTTGCTCTAGTTTCTGCTGAATTTTTGATGATATCTTAAGTGCCATTCACACCTCATTCGTCCCTGACCGCGAGAGCGCTCATCGTGCTGCTGTTTGTTCATTTCTGATCAATACAGTCTCAGTATATACAAAACCCGGGTTATTTGTATATACGGCACCATTAGATTTAACCATGTGGTTATAATTGAATCCGTTGCCAGCAGGGCCGAACGCAGAGAATCCTGCCCAATGCCCAGGCAGCCGCTACACTGCTTATATCAATCTGATAAGGGAATCAGCATGAGCAGCGCAACGATAGTTTTTCTGGTGGCGGTTTACGGCGCCCTTATGGTTGGCCTTGGCTGGGCGTTTGACAAATACCCCGAGTGGGTTATTGCAGCGATAGTTGTGGTATCGCTGCTCGTCGGCTCCGGTGGCGGCCCTACTTGAGGACCACCTCCACGTACCGTTTGTTGAAGCGAGCCATTACCTGCCTGATCTGCTCATCAATACGTTCGATCACTGCATCGGACGCCCCCATCTTTTCAGCAGCCTTGCGCCGCTTGCGCAGTGCGCGCAGCTGCTTGTCGGTCTGAGTATAGAGGCCGATCAGCTTAAACTCAGGCCGCCGCCTGGCCTCCATAAGCTCACGCCCTTTCAGTTTCTTCGCTTCATCCTTCGCATAGCCAACACTGGTGCTCCACTCGTAATAGCGGCCTTTCACTCCGTAGTCTGTGTTGAAGCCCGTCACCTTGCGCAGGAATGGGACGTTTTCGACCTCGATCTCTTCGCCGGTCACCAATCTGGTAGTGAAGTCGATGCTGTCATTCAGCATTCGACCAAGCCCCCCGGTTGAAGTATCAACCAGCAGATCAATCACTTCTGGTGATATGTTAATGGCACCTGGCCGTATTTCGTTGCCGCCTGATATGTCGTTCAACCATTCAGCAACAGCCTTCGATCCTTCGCGCACGGTAGAAAAGTGCATCTGATATTCAGGCCTTGGCTGGAAGGCATCGAAGGTATGCTCTGGCATCAACGGGTTGCCGGCGAAGTTTTTGTTCTCCGCAACCTGCACTATTGGGTCAACGATTGTCGGTGCAATCATCTGTGCAATTGATCCAGAGCCAACAGGATTGAATGCGTCAGCAAAAGCCATGGCTACTCGCCCTGCCGAATCCAGCGGATTGAACCGCTCCCCGCTGATCGCCTTGCCAATCTCCTGGCCAGCAACATGTAGCGTGTTGTACCCCCAAGGTGCTGGCAGCTTAATCAACGGCTCGGTGCCGCCCGGCATCATTACAATGATATTTCTATCCTTCACGTAATCCGGCAGGGCGTCATAGGCATTCTCGCCATCGTCATCATCACCTGCAATTGAACGGTTGATCATGTCCAGCATCACCGCAAAGCCAATGGTCCCAATTGCCAGGGTTCGGCCCTTTTTGGAGTTGACCATAGCCTGCAGCAGGCGGACGTTACCCTGAACCGCTGCGTTAAAGAACATGTAGAAAGCATTGAGCTGCGGCCCCATGGCCCCCTTCCGGTTGAAGTTGACCGTAAGGTCTTTGGCCAGCGCTGCGGCGCGCTCCTTGCTCAGGCCAGCATCCAGTGCGTGCTTGTAGGCTGACAGTCGCACACCGTTTTCAATCACATTATTCATGTCCTCAATGCCATTCAGGAAGCGGCGGAACATATGCTTTGGGGCCTTCCCCTTCCTGATCCGCTCAACGATATTGACCAGGTTTTTCTCCTTGGCCTTCATGTCGCTGTGAATGTCGATCCAGCCAGTCTTGCCGCCGTTCTTGCGGAAGTCCTCCCAGACAGAAGCCCACTCCTTTGAGCCATCCCCGAACAAGGCGTTGCGAATGCCGCCCATTGCCGGGAACACGTCCTTGATCACCTTCAGTTCCATGCTTTTCAGTTCAGTGTCTGACAGGTTGTAACCAGCCGTCTGAATATCACGAACAAAGTTGGAGATCATGAATTCCGGGTTGAATGAAGTGTTGATCATGGCCAAGAATCGCGTCACTTTGGCCATAGCCTGCATGGCTGTGTTCATTTCGGCCGCCTGCAGATTCTTCAGGCCTGAAACCAGTCGCATTGCTCGCTTGTTGTTGGGATTGAACACCAGCACATGCTCGACACCGTCACGCTTTATTGTCAGTTCGTTAGGTGCATCCCATAGCTTCGCACCCTCAACCACTTTGCCGTTACGTACTGTGCGCGTGGTCCGTTCGGTATCAACCGCCCAGAAGTTCTCATCGGGGTTTGCTTCCGCGAACTTCAGCAGCGCTTCACCCACCTTGTTCTTCTCGGCGCGCACAATACTGGACTCGTAGTTGGCAATAACATGACTCAGGATTTTGTCGGGCTTCCAGTACGCTGAACCGGTGCGCATCTTGGATTCCTTACCCTTGATCTGGAACCCCTTGCCACGACTTGGCAGCCTGTCGGCTGTGTCCGCCTCTTCACGGTTGAGCGGCACATAGTTTTTGTACCGGGACTGCCAGGCGTCCGCCGTCTCCTGAGTGATCAGGCCTTCATCAACCAGCATGCTCACCCGCTCTTGGTTGATCTGATCTACCTGCTTGCCCACCTCCTGAAGCGCTTTGTTGTCGGCATGCTTTTCAAGGATCGCCTGTGCCTCTTCGTTACTCATGCCGGCCAGTCGGAAACGCTCGTTATCAGGCTTATCTGGATTGATCTCGGCAAGATAGGCATTGGCCTCTTCGGCGTGGCGGGCAACCAGCCATTCACCCACTTCCTCAAGACTCAATCCGGATTGCGCTACCTGGTCCAGCAGCGGCTGTACACGCTCCTCGTCAAAGTCGCTCAGGCGCTCGCCGGCACGGCCTTCCCATATCGCGGCCTTCTGGTATGCGTTGACATCATCCTCCACCTCGCCAGCCTCCTGCTGCTTCCGCTTCAGATCGATCAGCTTGTCTTGGATTTGAAATCGCAGACCATCAACCCGGTCATTTACGCTATTGCGGATTGATCCATAAGGAGTCCTGTCAGCCAGTGATTCAGTGCCGTCTGCCTCGATACCTGAGGCATCATCAGGCACGCGGCTGAATCGGGCATCTCCGTAAACTACTTTCTCGAAGTCGCGCACAAACCGTGGATCATGTGTCAGAACCGTGATCTGGCTCTCCCCTTCAACCACCGCTTTCCGTGCCGCTGCAACGATACTCAGCACCTCAACATCGGTCATCTGATCAAGACGCTCCGCAAACCGGGTGCCAGCCATGATTTTGCGAAGCCCTTTCCGGATCAAGTGCGCGATCTTCTGAATCAGATCAGGCTGAACGGTACCGGTACCGGCGATATGCGCAATCAGCTCATCCGCCATCATTTCCCGGCGCTCAGACAGTGACATATCCCCGGCATTTTCCCAGTAGCTGGACAGGTCGAAGCCGTACTTCTTTCCGAGGCGCTGGATGCCAGGGTATCCGCCCACGCGGTTGAACAGCCGATCCATGTGCATGCCGAAGGCCGGGCCGTAGAGCTGTCGTAGTCCGTAGTGACCCAGCGCCTCATGAAGTACAATGCGTTCAACGTCCGCTTCTGTCCGGATCTTGTCAGCAACCAGGTAAAACCGGCCCTTATGGAATACACCATCTATTTTGCCGCGGGCATTCTGCTTATCTATGGTGTCCTGCAGATCCGCCGGAAGATCGCGATCCGTCGCAACCGTTACCATTTCGGGTGCATTCGTCCAGTTGGAAGTGATTCGAGTGGCGGCAGCCTCTACCTGGTCACGCGAGATGGTCAGGCCCGCATTCTCCGTGCGGGAGAACATGGCGACACCTGATTCTGTTTCCTTGGTTTCAATGGTGCTGAACAGTTTATCGAACGCCTCCGATACCGGCCCTTGCTCGTCTGGCTTCAGATACGGATAGCGGCCAGGATCACGCTTGAACTTTTCAAAGCTGGTGACATTCGCCAAGAAGTCATTGCGGTAACCCTTCTGTGCCAGCTTGGCAATGATATGAGTCTCAAACGACCGGGCTGCGCGCTCAATGATCTGTGACCAATATCCATCCACTTTGCCTTTGTCGATAACCTGAGCGCGAGTCAGCATCGGTGAAGCGTCGAGCGTTTCCACCAGTTCCGCGAATACCTTCTCTACCTCTGGACGGATGCCTTGCGGGTGGCTCGGGTCGGGGGTCCAATCAGATTCATTAAAACCCATGCCGCGTTCCTTGCGGCGGTTGTATTCGGCATTCGTGATGAGGTACGGATTGCGCCCGTTCTTCATGCTTGGCTTGTACGCCATCATCGGCTCAGGGCGATAGGTGACAAAGGCGCCTTCACGGTACGCCTTCTGATCTCCGTTGAATTCGGTGTCGCCACGCTTGCGGCTGAAATAATTGTCCAGGGCGTGGAACCACTCATGTGCCAGCGACCCTGCACCTTTGGTTTTGGTCAGATTGATGACCGTCAAATCTGGCTCATAGTGGGCTGCATTGCGTCCGCCTCGCCCACGACTACCAAAGCCAATGCCAAGCCGGCCCTCAAAGCTCAATGCTTTCGGTGGTAATCCCAGTACATTTGCCAGATCCATAAAGGCATCATAGGCATCATTCAACAGGCCTTGCCGCTCCTGGCCTGCCTTGCCCTGCTTCACCCAGTTGCCAAACTCAGCGCCGCGGAAACCAAAGGTATCAATGAACTCTTCTGCGGATACATCCTTGCCGCCTCGATAATCCTGACCAGTACGCTCGCGGTTCTTATCGCTGCGCATATCAGCCTTGGTGACATTATCGCGCTGCTTCACGGCTTCCCATGCTGCCACCAGATCAGCGTTGTTGTTGCGGAGGTAATCCCGTGCTTCCTTCAGAGTGTCGAAGGTTTTGAGCGGTCGCTGCTCATTATCACCGGCCTTGTTGATCTGGTAGACCGTGTGCCGCCTGTCATGGCGGATCTCAAACTTCATGGCCGGCTGATCGTTTACGTTTTTCTCAAGGTGGGCTTTGACGGCCGGCAGCACTTCGGAGATTTCAGACGTGCCGCGGTGAATGGTCATGCGTTTGTCTATCTCGACAAGGATCCAAGACCCGGACACCATTTCATCCCCGTCACGGTAGGTGCCGCTTGCCTTCTCAACGCGCCCTATTCGATCCCACAGGCTTCGATCAATACCGGTAAGTAGCTCAACTTTGTCTGCAACCGTTTTTAACTTGACGCTGGCATCACCTCGCTGGATCTTCTCAATCAGTCTCGAAGCACCAATCTCGTCAATCATCCTGAGTACATCGCGTGCCCACTTCACATACTCAACCCAGCGCTTCAGCTTGTAAGTGGCACGTGGCTTATTGGGTACCTCGCTGCGGGCAACATGGTAAAGCGCAGCACTGACTGGATCTTCGATCTTGTTGATCTCGTCCTTGGGCCACAGCTTTGACATTGTGCTCGCCGCAATCTGCTGATCATCCAGGCTATCCAATCGCTCACGGGCCGTGCGCAGCTCATCTTTTCGGGCGCGCCCCAGCTTTTCGCCAACATCTTCAATGATGGTTGTATCAGCGGTTTGTTGAGAGGTGGGTTCTGCAGACTGTCTGGGGCTTGAAGGCTCGGTCTGAGCTCTGCTGCCCAGCCCAAACATATCGTTCTGGCCAGCGGCAGCGGCAATATCGGCGGGACGGTTGGAGCCGGTCAGGCTGAAGTCATTTACTTCGGCATCAGCCTGGGCTTTCTGCTCGGCTTCACGCTGGGTTCGAGCTTCAGCTTCTTCAGCAGCGGTGCGGGCATCATCCTGTGCCTGCAGATCTTGCTCGGTGTAGGAGGTTAGGAGGGGTTCTGCTTGCTCGGGCTCTCCGAAGATTTCTGCGGCTTGCTCTGGTGTGAAGGGTCGGCTTGCTGTGAGCGTTGCTTCAAGATTATCGCTGCCGCTTTCCTGACTTTCTCCGGCCTGAGTGCCGGACGCTTCTCTCGATTGGTTGATTGCATCATTCAGCTCCACAAGTGCGATAACTGGATCATCGCTGTACTGTTCAAGTATGGCATCAATAACGGGTGCAGGCACGCCCTGCTCAAGAGCGTTTGCGTAGGCTTCACCGGCCCATGCCTCATCACTGGTGATATCGTCTGCCAGCGGTTCATGTTCCTGCTGCAACTGCGCCTCGGCTGCCGCTTCCTTCTCGGCCAGTGCTTCGTAGCCTTCCGGGGTCATGATCTTGGCATTGCCGTTTATGGCCTGATCCAGCTTGGCGCGCAGATCATCCAGCCGATCAATACGCGGATCAAGATATCCGTACTGCGCCAGGCGCTCGGCCATGCCGTCAAAGCTGTCGCCGTTCTGACGCGGGAACACGTAGCGGATACCACCCGCCTGCCGGCCAAAGTTCGTCGGATCAATGCCTTCCGCTTCTGCCTCGGCCCGGTCTATGCCGCCCATCAAGGCAATGGCATCCAGCATGTCATCGTTGACGGTATCAGGCTCGCGGAACATGCGGCGCTTGGCTTGATCTGATTTTGCCTGTGTCGCCTCCGTCGCTTGGGTTTCTGCCTGATCACGGGCCTGGGTATCGATCTGCACGGCAAAGCCGCCATCTACCGGTACCACTGAGGCATAGTCGCGGTTGTCGCGGAATGCGGCGGACGCCTGGGCGGCGCGCTCGGACGCGAATGGAGTCCCGTTGGCTTTAAGTCTCAGTTCCGGCTGATCCGTATTTGCTTGATCGTTGTTTGATTGGGCACCTGCATCTTGTTCAGAGCTTGGGAATTCTCTGATCAGTGGCACCAAGTCATCAATCGGCGCCTGCAGCTGGATAACCTTCACGGGCTTACCGGTATCACGCTTTGCCATCCACTGGTGATGCCCATCCACAACATGACCGTCAGCCGACACCAAGATTGACCGGTCTCCTCCGGTAAACTCACGCGCCTTCTGCACCTTTGCAGGCGAAAACTCAGCCTGTGTTGGCTTGAGTGTGCGCGGGTCGATTTCCGCTTGCTGATGATCAATGCCGCGTGCATTCAGGTAGTTGACCAGTGCGCCACGATTCTCGGCCTTGACCTGTGGCATTTCAGCACGTGGAACATTCAGGGTGCCTGACTCTGGCGTGAAGCGGGTCCATTCTTGGTCGATCTGCTCTCCGGCAATACGTGGTGTGTCGGGCTGCGCATTTTCTGATACCGCTACCTCACCGGCTCGCACCTGATTGCGCACTTCAAGTGCCTGCGTCATTTCGGGGGTGCGGCGTGACACCGGGGTGCGCAGCGCAAGGCGCGCACGTTCCATTACATTGCGGTATTGCTCTGGGGTGATTGCACGGGTGGCGTTACCGGCCGGCAGCGCGTCTGTTTTCGCCTGTGCGGTGCGTTCTACCGTATTGCGACCAATGCCTTCATATCCTGTTTGCGGCTGCTGTATACCCTGCTGCGGACGATCCTGTCCCATGTTGATCTGACCAGTACCGGGTGGCAGTGCAGCCTGACGCTGTGCAGGCGGCAGCTCGCTACTGCGATCCAGTTCACCATCAATGGTGGTCGGGCGGAATGGCGTCTGGCCTTCCTGCCCATAACGTGCGCTGAAGTCATCGGCAGTCCGCTGGGCACGTTCGGACTCCATTTGCTGACGCTGCGCCCGGGCATAATCCGGCTCTTCACCAAAGATAATGCCGGAATCGTTCAGGCGGTTGGTACGCTGCTGCTCCAATGATGCAGGGCCGCCAACACTGCGCGGCTGATCGTAGGTTGCCCCCGTTCGCCCCGGGCCTTGATACGGACCTACTTCACCACCAGTAACTTCACCGGTTGCCACATACGGGACCGGGTATTGATCGGCAATCTCGCGTACCTGGTCGTTGGTTTCGGTGGCTTCTCGGTAAAGGCGATTGCCTCGATCAACGAATCGGCTTGCCGCTTCATTGTCACCTTTTGCTCTCGCTTCATCAGCCTGCCGATACAGGCGCTGCGAAGTGCGCAGCATGGCAGCTTCGTCTGCGAACCCCATGCGATCAGCGGTAATGATCAAGCCATCAAGGCCGGACATGTCGCGGGCGCTTTGACGCGGTGCAGCCTGCTCTACCTGCCGTGGTACCGGTTGCGCAGTCTCGCGCCCTATCGGCGCGCTGTCATACTGTGACCAGTCGCGCTGCTCTGGCATCTGAAGGCCAAGATCAGCCGCACTGACCTGCCCTGCCGCCTTGATTGTGTCAGCGATGGTTTTGGCTTCGCCTACAGCGCCGGGTATCTCACTGGACGCCGCCTGCGCTTTGGCTGACTCCTGAGCAAGTGCATCACCACCCGCGGCTGCCACCTGATCACCAGCGGCGTTAATGCGGGTATTGGCATCGGCTACAGGGTTGCGCTTGCTGTTGAAGTATTCGATGTTGGCCATGGCCAGGTCAGCAGGGAGCGACAGCAGTTCAAGCAGGCCTTCCGCAACCAGTTCACCCTTGCTGAGTTCCTCGCCTACTGCAGCGCCACCAGCATACTCACCTGCCGCGCCGCCGGCGGCCTGAAGCACAGCCTGCGTTGGGATGTTGACGATCTGGTTTCCGCCGATCTTGAACGGAACAACAGCACCCACTGTGCCATCGACAATGGCTTGCGCAAGGCTTCGCTTGAAGGCGTAATCAGAAGCCTCATCAAACTTACTGATATCCTGACCCATGGCCTCGGCCACATTGGAGCCAAACGTGGTGGAGCCAGACCCAATGCCGGCACCGGTGCCAAAGGTGGCGGCCCGGCCAAGTGCGGATGATGTTCCGAATAAACCCCCTGCGCCTTTGGTGCCAAGTGCCATTGTAGCCATCACCGGGATCTGCTCGGCCATTGTGTCAACGAGGAAGCCAGCGGTATCCGGAGAATTCCAAACTTCTTTTGCAAACGCACCAATGGCGCCCATGCCGGTTTCGGCATTGTTGGCAGCCTCAATTGCACGCAACATCTCAGGACGCTGCGGCAGCTCGCCCATACGCTCCTGATCACGCACAATATCCAGCTTGTCCTGATCCGCCTGCCCCTGGAGCCATTGCCCGATATCAGACTGCCTCACCGAGTCTGGCATTGCACCCATGACAGCATCACCCAGCGCTGCACCCGCCGCGTTGAATGTCTGGTTTACACGCAGCAGACCGCGCTCAATGGATGACCCGATGCCGCCGCCCTGCTGTTCATACTGGCGGATTTCCAGTTCTTCGGGTGCAAGCAGTGCTTCTGCTCTGACCTGGGACATTGGCTTGCCGCCGAAACGCTCTGGCAGCAACTGAGGGAGTGCTTCAACGATCTGATCGTCACTGAAGCCCTGAAGGTCCGGGTTTGCTGCCCGGAACTGGGAGAGGTAATTCATGTATGCGTGTCCTCACGACAGGCGAATTCAGACTGGATTTACCGGTACTGCTTGCGTTCCATTATACGCTGCTCGGCCAGGCGGATCTCTTTTTCAGTCAGGTATGGCCGCACACGTTCCAGCTCTTCCTGTTCTGGTGCCCAGCCTGCATCCAGTTTCTTGCGCACCATCTCGATTGCAGGTTTTATGGCCTCATACTGCTGGTTGCGGGTCTGCCAATCCTGCGGCTGATTGTTGGTTACGGCCGGGCTGTTCAAAAGCCCTACACTGGCAGCAGGGTTGAACGGCTGCGCCTGCGGCATGGCTGACTGCGGCTGCGCCTGTGTGCTTGCCGGCGCTGCGGATGACTGCGCTGCAGGATCATTCACCTTGATCTTCCCTGACTGGATGGCCTGAATCAGCGGGTTGCCACCGCCTGCAGATCCACCACCCTTCAGCTTTTCCAGTTCCTCGCGGTAGAATTGTTCCTCTGCAGCCTGGCGGCTACCACCATATTCAGCAAAGTCGGATGAGTCTGATGACAGCCAGCCTGCCTGCTGGTCCGCTCTTTCACGTGCAATTTCACGGGCTCTGGCTTCCATCTCTGGAGTTGCTGGAGAGGCACCGGAAGAGGCGCCTGCCCCGCCGTCTGCCCATTCGCCTGTCCAGGTATCCAGCACGCGCTGCTCTTTCATCCCTGTGTCGGGATCAGTCCATGTTGATGCTTTATACCGACCGGACATGCTGCGCTCTTTCATGCCTGCCAGCTCTTTCGCATTCTGGTGCTGAAGCCCCAATTTCTCGCGCTCCCACTCACGTTCTGAGTGTGCCGCGTTTGATGCGAGCTCCAAGTCCTCCGCCCGCATGCGGTCCTCTCGATCCCATTCCCGCTGAACAAGCTGCTCCTTCCACTCTTGAAGTCGCTGCTCCTTCATCTTCTCCAGTTCATTGCCGAACATTGCCTGACCAGTATTGGCCAGGCCTTGACCAAGCCCGCCGATTGCCCCGAGCAAACCACTAGACATTCTGCGCCTCCTGTCCGCCGTATGCGTAGCCAACGGCTTCATCGATCATTTCAGGTGTGTATGCACTCATTGCCTGCTCAAGTTTGGTTGTATCAAGCCCAAGCTCACCCAGCATTCGCAGCAGCATAATCTTGAAAGCCTCAGCAACATCCGATGCAGCGATTTCAATCCCTGCAGCTTCAGCGATATCGCCTATCTCAGCCAGCACTGAGGTTGCCAATAGCGTCAGATCATCCTCGGGGAATGACTCCTCATTCTCAGCCGCAACCTGTGCCAGTTCATAGGCCATGTTTGCCATGGCGTCAGTCTTGTTGGCAGCGCTTGAAATGGCTTCGATGGCGTCCTTGCCGGCTCCTTTCTCGTACAGCAGCTTGTACACGGTTTTGATTGCACTCTCATACTGAGGGGATGCGCTCTCGTCCTGTGCCATTTCTTCTGCTGGTTGCTGCCCACTCATAGCCGGTGGCGCCTTGGCAGCCTTTGGATTCTGTGGCTGATTACGCATATCTCACTCCTGACAACAAAGGCTGACGATTACCGAAGCGGCTTGTTGATGCCGGCGTCCCGTTATAGTTTGCAAATGCTCCTGTCAGGTCGCCGCCCATATTGTTGTTGTACCGCTGGCGTTGCAGTTCTTCCTGCCGCAACTGCTCTTCGTACTGCTCCTCTTGGGCCTTGGCTTGAGCGTATCCCTGCAGCATTTGGCCACCAGTCTGCATAAGCCCGTATTGAGCCAGCGGATTACTGGTGATTGACCCAAGCAGGCCGCCGGATGCTTGCTGTGCTGCCGCCTGCCCTGCAACTGCTTGGCTTGCCGCTGACTGCACTGCAGCCCCAGACGTTTGACCCGCAACAGCTTCCACGCCCGGGACGAGCCCACCAGATCCAGCCCCCGCGGTTTGCGCTGCTTGCATGCCCAGGCGATTACCTGCCGCCTGTGCCGCTGTAGCAGGCGCTGACGTTGCCCCTGCGCTTGTTGCAGACCCTGCAGCACTGTTCAGTAGGCCTCCGCCGGTTTGGCTAACGCCCTTCATGCCGGTGGTAAACGCATTACCCAGCGACATTGAAACACTGCTGCCACCGGCCGCACCTGCTCCCGAGATACCCTGCCCAAGTGAACTGAATACTCCAGAGAAGTTACCGCCCATCAGGGAGCTGCCCGCCTGCAGCATTCCACCCCATGCCGAACCAAGACCAGCTGCCGCCCCCGTGAATGCACCCGATAGACCGGCCCCTAGCTTCCCAAAGAAGCCGGCCCCTTGTGCCGCAGCACCGGCCCAGCCTGCGGATGCCCCGCTGGCCGCCCCAAGGGCTGCACCTCCTGTGAAGTAAAGCGCGGCCGCAGTAGCTGCAAACTTGAATACCTTTGAACTTGCCACCTTCTTGACTACTTTGGTGACGCCTTTGACAACGCCTTTAACGACCTTGCCGACACCCTTAACAACCTTGCTCATGACTGGCCCCCAGGTTCTCGCACATATGTCATGTTGATGGTTTTCCTTCCGAAGCCCGCCTTGGACAAGAAGCTCACCAGCCTTTCATCCACATCTGGCTCAAGTTCAATAACCGCAGTTTTGATGCCGCTGCGCGACTTCACCCATCGCGCAAACTCGCGCATCAGTAAAATCCCGGCCCCAGGTTTGCGTGTGTAATACAGCAGCACGGATACCTGCAGCCCCTTGTACCAGAATGACCGCTGGCTGATCGCTCCCATTGCGGCCACAACCACTCCGTCATCTTCAATGACATAGCCGAAGTGTGCTGGATTCAGGCAAAACTGAATCATCTGTGCGATTGCTTCTCGGTCGATCTTCACCGGCAGCGGGTTCTGGCTGACGCTTTCAACCGCAATATCAACAATCGCGGGTATATCCGATGGTTTCGCTTTACGAATCATGCGTGTTACCCGTATGTCGGCGTGTCTTGGCCGGTGATCTTGGCTACAAACTGAAGCTGACTGTTGATTGCAGCATTCTGGTTTGCAATGGCCTGCTGTTTTGCAGCGTTATCCATATTGGGATCGGCCAGTATTGCGCTGATTCCCTGCAAGCCCTGGTTCAGAATGTTGTACTGCTGCTGCGCATCGGTCAGCTTCAAGCTGTTGTCGAAGTTCATGCCAAGTTCTTGCAGCTTGGCCTCTAGTTCGCGTGACTGCATTTCCATCTGCTGCTGTCGATCAAGCGCCGACTGATCAGATTGGAACGCACGTTCAGTGGCCGCTTCACCACTACGCCACTGCTGATCCATCTGCATATTGTCCTGCGCATACTGCTGCTGCAGGGATGCCATCTGCCGATCAAGTTCAGCCGCTTTATCCATCTGCCCCAGCTGACGCGCATAGTCGGACTGCGACTGAAGTTCGTTAAGCTGCTGCTGCAGTCGCATGTCGGACTGCGAATACTGATTGGACAGCTGCATGTTTTCCTGCTGGTACAGTTGCTGCTGTGCATCGATCTCGCGCTGCAACTGGTTGGCGAGAACCATATCGCCCTGACCAAGTGCGTTCTGCAATTCCATCTGCTTGCGCTGCAACTCATCCCCCAGCGTCATGTTGGCCTGGGTGTAGCCCTGCTGTTGAGCATCAAGCTGTGACTGCAATTGGTTGGCAAGCCCCATCTGGCCGCGCTGTATTGTGTCCTGCAGAGTCATCTGGCCCTGCTGCAGTGAATCAGACAGGCGCATATTGTCCTGCTCGAACCCCTGCATCTGCTGGTTCAGCCGAGACTGCAGCTGGTTCGCCAACTCCATATCACCCCGCCCAAGTGCGTTCTGAAGGCGCATCTGGTTCTGCTCTATGGTGTCAGTCAGGCGCATATTGTCCTGCGTAAAGCCTTGGATCTGCTGATTCAGCCCACGCTGCAGCTGATCGCCATACGCCATATTGGCAAATGCGTTATAGGTGGATGCGTCAGCCTGGGCAATCGGAAGCGCCGCTTCAATTGCAGCTGATTGAGCCGCCTTTGCGCCCATGGATGAATTCAACAGTCCGCGAGAAGAGGCGTAGCTTTGCCCTTGCTCTCTCGCTTGTTTGATGTAGGGATTATCGGAGGAAAGCAGGCCGGTCATCTGACCTTGGACGGTCTGAGTCTGCTTATCGATATTGAAAGCTGGTGTGGTATTCATTCGTGCCCTCTGCTTCACAGCATGCGGTGGTTATATTTTAGCCTTTTGCGCCCTCGGTCGCCATTTTGTTTACCTCGTACCAGTCATAGGCATCCCCGTTCGGCACACCCATCTTCACCCACTCATAGGGCAGATCGTCTTGGCGCATGACCCACTTGTGCCTGTTATCGAGAATCCACCCATCGACATGCAGTACCAGATGGCCACCGCCGGTTTCCACCCGACAAAAGACCAGATCAGGATGAATGCCCTGCTGCTCCAGCTGATCGCGGGACCAGAGGGCGAAGTCCTCGCAATCACCGACCAGATCGACCGTCCAGTATTCGCTGATACCGTACCGGTCATGGTCGTAGTGGTACTCATGCTGGTTGTGGGCATCATCCAGCACAGCCTGTAATTGCTTCAGCATCGGCCACCTCTTTCCCGGTATTCGATACAGCCGTGTGGTGGGATGGTTTCAGCGCCGGGCTGCAGGGGCGTTGGCGGTGCTGCGCAGCCAGCCAGCAGCAGCGCGATCAAACAGCAGATCGTTGCTCGACCCATGTCAGCACCTCCGGTTCCACATTCTCGATCACCGCCTGGGCGGTATTCAGGGCGTCCAATGCCGCCAGGTACTCGGGGTTATCAACCGTCTGCAGGGTGCCGTTCTCATCGTGCTGATCGACTGTCGGCGGCAGCGGTTCGACAGCCTCGACGGCGGGTACCGGCGGCTGATATTCCTGAGTGACTTGCCCGGTTTCCGGGTCGCGTTCCTCAGGCACCTCGGGCACAGCCGGCACGTAATCGCGGCCATTGATCAGCAGTGTCAGTCGGGCAACATCACGTTGTGCCTGCTCATATGCAAGAACGCCTATCAGCAATTGATTGTTGGCTTTTGCCAGTCGGCCGACAGCACGGCAGGCCTCAGCGTGATCCTGATACGCCTGAACCTCGGCCTGCTCCTGATCGCTCATCTGGTACGTGCCCAGTGCAGCGCCATGGAGTATGCGAGACAGCAACTGCTCGTCGTTCAGCGAATAGCGCTGCCGGATCATTGCCACCACTCTCTTGTCGATCTGGCGAGTTTCCCACGCTTTTTGCTCAGTCAGTAGGTTGATCATGCCAGCACTCCTATAACGTCAATTTCAGCTGCGCCGCCCGGGGCAACGGCAAACACGACCGAGTAACTGAACCCATCAAAAGAGACAGTGAAATCATCAGCAGAACCTTGCCGCTTCTTCAGACCATCAAGATAGACGTACTTCGGCATCCATCCTGATTGCAGCGTGAATGTCGTAGTGGACGCATCGCCGGTGAAGTAAAACTCCTGCTCCTGATAAGGCACCCTTGCAGATGCCTTGGCCAGTTCTTCCCGCAGATTAAGCTGGGGCTTTGTAATCTTAACAGTCATGCTCAATCCTCCACGGTCAGGTTATTGACAGCACTGATAGCAGCGCCAACAGGGTCAGTTGTATTGTCTACTCGACGCAAGCCTTGGAACACACTACGTCCAGCACTTGTACCTACGTGAAGCAGATCAGTTACAGGATCGTGAGACAGTGCGGTTACTGCATCGGATGAGCCGTACAAGGTGCAAGCTGCATTGTCTTGGAACAGCACCTTCTCGGACTCGTAGATAGCTTTAATCTGATCGGCGGTGGGCGCACCAGCGCCGATGCGCCAGAGTGACATCCAAGACGGGTGCGGCAAGGAATGAGCTGCTGTATTATCCGTACCTAAAACTAGAGTAGCACCTGCGGATGAGACATCTTCCGGCGATCCTGACGCGGATGTCCACAATTCACCGTCTACATATAAATAAACACCGCTAGAGTTCCTAACCCCAACATAAAAATGAATGACATCGGGGGATATTGGCTTACCTGACGTAGGCGTTGTAAGTGCTACCGTTGAACCCTTTGTATAAAAGAATGGTGTTAGCTGGTTAAAAGATAAAGTGAACCAGTTTGACGATTCGTCTGTTACCCTCCTATCAATTAATCTCCGAAGTGATGTTGTATTTAGGAAATTAGCCCACCCCATCACATAAAAATCACCCGTCCCAAAATCCAGATCGGCGTTATACGGCTGCTCAAGATAATTGGTAGAGCTGAATCCAGAGTACGCAACAAGCTCACTGCCTGTAGCCACAGGGGATTTAGTCAGGGTTCCAACTACATTAAGGGGATTAGCGTTTACTGATCTGTCTGCAACCGTTGCTGGCTCTGAGATTGTCTCAGCAGTAGTATCCGCCAACCATGCACCCTTGATATCACCGTGCATCCAGCCTGTGTTAAAATCAGAAGAAACCAGTGCTATTGAGAGGTTTCTACCGTTATCAGTAGATGACGCCGAATATAAGTCTACTAGGTGTAGACCGGAACGATCTGGTTCGGATGACCAGCCAGCAGGATCTCCAGCAAGAGCACGTAGAGTCCCTACCGATACAAAACCTTCACCGTTCGCCTTTGGTAGCACCCTAAGCCCAGACGGAATACTTGTTTGTCTATGGAGCAAAATAGTATCAGGAAGGCTTGTCGTATCGGATTCCGGTATTTGAGAATATTCGATGTAGTAAACAGTCCCATCTCTCGTGAACCAGCCCAGGCCACCTTGATCGGTAAATGCAATATGGTTTGATTTATTGTTTACAAAAGCAGTGTACGTGATATCCACCACACCCCCATCATCCTTGATCACACTGACACCGCCATCAGTCGCAACAGCAATGGTCGGAATCTGAAGTCCCGTAGCAGGATCGACAGGGGCGTTGGGGAGGATAGTCATGGCTACGTCGTTGACAGCATTGTTCACGATAGCGGGAGTTGTTGATGTTGAGTAATCAACTGCCACCGCAGTATCACCAGCCGCATAATCAAGCACGATGACGCCAGTAGTGGTGCCGACAACAATCTTGCCGTTTTTCGCAGCAATGGACGTGATCGTGTATCCAGTGGAATCATGCGTTGCGAAAATCGGAATAACCGGATCGTCCGCGCTGTAAATGGTCAGTGTTGATATTTCTGCCGATATAATGCTGACTGACGGCAACTCTCCGTTTACACGCCATGCCCCGCCGTCAGTATCCATCCGTGCCGTGTCGTAGATGAATACATCTACAGCCGTAACAGCTTTCTCGGCAGCGATGGCGGCAAGGCGAGCCTCGAAATCACCTACATCAGCCGCGGCAGCAGTGCCCACGTCAGAGATCGTGGACAAGGGCTGAGTGCCGGTGTGGTTCTCACGCTGAATAGCGTAGGCCTGAGCGGTAGCAGCAGATCCTGCAGGGTCATAATCACCGGTTACAGGCACCTGCCCTGCTCCAGTGCCGATATCCGCTACGGCTGCACTACCAAGCTCATCAAGGGTAAGAGATGCCTGCTGCCAGTTTGCAGCGCCTGAAGCGGCTGACACGCACAGCCATATTTCACCAGTGGCTGTATTGATCCAGCGCGAAAGCGGCTCATACCCTGCGCTGGAGTCGTCTGTCGCTGCAGGGTTGGTGGTGGCGGTCAGATTATTCTTTCGCTTCTTCTCGTATGATGCTGACAGGTCAACGGGGCCGGTTTGACCATCAACTGACTGTACGGGTGCTTGATCGCTGCGGATGAAGCCTGAATCGTTATTCAGTGCCGAGTTGTTGCCACCTGGCTGAATGGCCGTGTCGGCTTTTGAACCCTGGGCTGCTGTGGCATAGGCAGTGCTTTCCGTGTACGCAGCGGTACCCAATGCTGACTTTTTCTCGTACTGAGTGTGAGGGTCAGCTTCACCGACATGGCTTTCCATTGCGGCAGTAACCGTCACAACAACGTCAGAGTCTGCGGCAGACTGGGCAGCGGCCGCAGCGTACTGCTGGGCTTCGTCACGGTACAGGCCGGCGGCAGAAGCGGCAGATGATGCCACTGCTTGTGCTGCATTCGCCTGTTGTACACTGGATGAAAGCGCTGTCTCAGCCCAATACTTCGTTACCGCATGACTGTGATCCGTGGGCTCCCCTACTGTCAGCGGTTCAGAGAAGCCATAGCTGCCGACAGTAGCGGGGGCTGGCAACCGGTTGAATGCCTCTACAATGTTCTGATACCGCTGATTCAGCATCTCAGCCGTCAAGCTGGTCTGGTTATAGAGTGCCGGCAGATCAGGTATGAATTTATCGGTCATCGTTTGTTTCTCCGGGGGGAGTAGCTGACGGTCGCGCCCGTTATCGTGTGACTGCCTGCAGTCAGGCCATCAAAGCTGATCAGCAATCCAAAGTTGTCACCGCGCTTGTTAATTCGCATGCTGTTTGAGCGAGGGAGGCGAACGCCAAGGATCATGCTTTGAATGCTGTTCTCAATCGCTGGGATTCCGGTATCGCCAAGCAAAACTGAGTTGTCCGGATCTCCAAGCGCCTGATACGTGATCGCTTCAGCACTGGTGGTGTATTCAGTCAATTCACCATCGTTCGCATATGACTGGATTCGGATGGTGTGTTCTTCGCCTTCAAATGCGATATCAAGATCCAGCTTCTTGAACACCTTGACCTTGTTTTGACTGCCGTATGAGAACGGAGCGGTGAGCATCCAGCCAAACATCGGCGTTCCATCAAGGGTGTCGGACTTATCGAGCTGGAAGATCCGCCCGAATATATCCGTGGCGTAGTAGCGGGTTTGCGGGTCAATGACTGTTCCCGGGATTTCAAAGTACCTAGCAAACAGGTGTGTGTTCACGATAGGCATGGCCGCCAGGGGTGACTCCATGCAGATGCTGACACCCTTCACAAAGCCTCTAGTATCTGGGTTATCAATCAGCTGCTGCTGCTCCTGTGTGACCACGAGCTGCCTGGAATTCTTGTTGAAGTACATAAACAATGCAGGCGGGTAAGCCGCATCGTGGTCAATGAAGTGCGCCTTGATATAGTCATTCAGATTGGCGCCGGCTTCGCCTGGGATGAAGTCACCATATACGTTGTCAGCAGCCAAGGTTACAAGGCCGCTATCCCGTGTCAGAAGAACTAGCCTGCCATCCACAGCGCTCATGCTCTCAACGCCACGATCCAGCACTTTCCTCATCTGAAAGTCTGCAGTTGTGCTGCCCTGAATCACGTAGACACTGGAACGGGTGGAGACAAACAGCGCCCCTTGGTATTCGCGCAAGCATACCCCTGTATGCCCAAGGCCTATTTGTAGCGCTGTTGAATCGCTGAAGTTCATGGGGTCTCCAACGGCGGAGAAGTAAATCGATTCACCCGCAAGAACAGCCAAGTGATCTTTGAACCGTGCTATCGCAGCAATGTTTTGGCCTGAGCCGAAGAACGCGCGCGCTTCAGGCACCTGCCCGGTCTGCCATGAATACAGGACACTACCTGCCCCAATGTAGGCCGCTGCGAATCCAGCGCTGGCATAGAAGTTACCCGCATACACCCTCAATGCCCCTTGGGCAGTATCCGCAACGGTTGGGCTCTCTGTTGACGGCTCCATTGGTACACCAAGCCCAGGGGATGGGTCCGGCAATTCATATTGCTTAACGCCATCCCTCCAGATCCATACCCCTGTCACGGCACCGCTAACACCTTCACGACCAACAGCGTAGACATTTGGAAGGGTTTTGCCCTCGCCAAACATATCGAATACCGCCGGCGCTTTGGTGCTGCTGCCTTGCGCGCCATCTGGCGTAGTGCGGTAGATATACTCATAGCCTTTACGGGGCGCATACCCACCACCTGGCTGCTGAACGTAGTTCACTGCATCAACCAGCTCACCCGGGGCGTACATCCTCTTGGGCTTGGAAACAACGCCGCCACCGAACAAGAAAGATTGCTCCGCCTTCATGCGATCGCTCCCGGTAGCTTCATTTCGGGCAGATAGTCCCGCGTCAGCTCGGCCAGCATCTGCGCATAGTGCCAGCTGGCTTTCTGGGCAAGCTCTGGCGCTTCGTCATACATCGCGTAGTCTTGCAGCGCCATCCAGACAATTACCATCCTGTGCTGCTCTGGCAGTAGTGGTACATCGGTATTGGCCGACAGCAGTGCTGGCTTTTGGTATGCCGTGAAGCTGACTGTCTGCGTGTCGATATTCTCGTTGAAGGCGATCCGGCCGTTGGGCTTGATCGTGTAATACTTCAGCGGTCCGGTTGCCTCAAAGTCCTCATAGGGCTTGTATTCAAGCTCAACGCCTCCGACTGAGACTGTAATGAACCTGCCAACCGTGTCAGGGGTGTAGTCCCCAGACGCCACGAATTCATCTTCAAACCAAAGCCATGACCAATTGAAGTGCATGGTCTGCAGGCGCAGCCAAGCGTCATTGATCCAGCTCCGAAGCCGCGCCTCTTCGCCATATGGATTGGTGCTGGTGAAGTCGTATATCTCGCTCATACCCGTTTCTTGGTGCAAGCGCTGACACAGTTGCAGGAAGTTCATTTATCAGCCCTCGGGATCTTCGATACCCAGCACGGTGAACGGATAGGACGGTACTTCGGTCCACTCGCCGGTATCTTCGTCACGCACGTTCTGAACGGCGTTGTCCAGTGAGTGGAACAGGCCTTCACCAATGGTGACAGTCTCGCCACGCTTGATGCGGACCACGCGGCCATTGCAGCCCAACATCACCGGCTGCTTGTCCTTGCCGTCCTTGTGAATTTTGATGGTGTAACGCTTCTCGCCCTTGCGGATCGCAACACCTGTGTCATTGCGGCTTGGCGCGGCCTTGGCTTCGGCAGCTGGATCAGGCTCACCCAGGGCTTCGCGGATCTTGGCGCGAATGGTGTCCTCGCTCGGATTACCGGCCAGCGTAATACCCAAAATTTTCGCCTGTTCCTTGAGTTCGTCTTTACTCATGGATTCAAGGTTGATCTCGTTCATGTCGTTCTCCTGCGGCCCTTCGCGGGCGGCTTCAGATCAAAAAAGAAAGGGGAAGCGAATGCCTCCCCTTGTTACATCACTGGTTATGCCAGCTCAGTAGCCGCCACTTCCATACGGCACAGCCACGCCTCGTTGGCGATAAAGCCTTTCCAGTAGGACTTCCAGCCTACCCAGCCCACCTGGCCCAGTTTGTCGTTGGAATCGATCTCACCCGGCTGGCGGATCTTCATCTCAACTGCTTCCTTGCCTTTCAGGGCAATGTGGCCGTAGGCGTCCTGACCGGTGTAGATGATCGGGTACACGTCAGCATTGGTGCCGGTAGTGGACACCATGGTGCTTGTTGCAGCGCCGGCATCTTCCCAAGGCTCCAGCACCGGAGTCAGGATGTAGCGAACATCTTCAACCTTGCCGATCTCATACGGCAGCGGCTTCATTGAGCCGTACTTCTCAACCGGTACGAAGCCAGTCAGGTCACGGATATCCGCTTCCAGGTTGGTGTGTGCGAATGCGAGGAAAGCCGCATCAATGGCTTCAGTGCCGTACTTGACGGAACTGGATACCATCTTGGTCACTTTCTTCGCACGCTCGGCTTTCAGCAAGCGGGTCACTGCGCGCTGCTTGGACAGGCTGATCGCACTGTTCACCGCGTTACGGGCAGAGCCGTTCGCATAGAACACGTTGGTGCCGCCGCGAATGATGCCCCACAGCAGGGACTCGAAAGTTTCCTGAGACTGCTCACCGGTCAGAGTGGTGGCATCCTTCAGTACCGGATCTTCTGCCAGGTCGTGAACCACGTCAGTGATTTCAACTACGTCACCGTACTGGCTCAGGCTCACTTCCACATCTTCGTAGGTCAGCGCCTTGGAAGTCGGGGCTGTGCCTTCAGTCAGCGGAGTGGTGGCCAGTGCCAGCGGTACCGGACGGCGGAACTTCACGGTCTGGGATTTGTTCTTGGGTAC